AAAACACAGAAAGTTAGTAGACTGGATAACCAAAAAATAACTAAACCTAATTTCAAGAGTAAAGCAGACTACCGAGAATGGTGTAGCAATAGTGATACTGATCACGTATTCTATTCTTGCGTTGAAGGACGCGCGCCGTCTAAAAGAGTTAGCAATGACAACCCCGTCCACAAAATTCATGGGGTAGTAGCAGACTACGACGCACCAGTTAATTGGAAAACCTTCCAGAATAACTTAGCAAACGCCTGTGCATCTGTGCCAACTCCTACATGGGCCAGTCGAACTCAAAGTGATTACCTTCGACTAGTTTGGGAATTTGAATCTGCAATACCGATTGATCCGTCTATGTATGACTCGTTCATTAATTATATGAACAAGGCTTTGAAGATGGATAAACTATTTGCTGGCTTTGATAAGACTTCATTTAAACCTAACCAGTATTTTGAGTTAGGTGAAGACTGGATAAAGACCGGAGATGAAACTCCGACAAGCGTAGTTCATTCGTGTTTATCTAAAGCCGTGGCATCAAAACCACCAGAGTCTTCTGACACATCGATTCCGTTAGACGTAGTCGCAGAAGAAGTTGAATCCCGATTCCCGAATCGCTGGTTCGGTGATTTTGAAGTCGGAGCCAGAGGTCCACTATTCTGGATCGATGACGGCATCAACCGCGATGGTTGTCAGGTTGTGGAAGATGGCATCGTCTGTTATTCAGATAGAGCGGGTAAAGGATTTATGAGCTGGTCGGACATCTTTGGAAATTCATTCGTAAAAGACTACGAGACCAAGAAGCTAGCTAACCTACTCGACGAATACTGGTTCAACGGGAAAAGCTTCTTCAAGCTTCTGTATGGAAACGCTGTATCGATACCGAAGGAACAACTTCTTCTTGAGCTACGTCAGGCTGGCTTCTCTGTCAGAGTAAGAAGAGGTAGGGCAATCAGTGAAGTGGAGGAAGCCCTTCTCACGATTAGTAATAATAACCGCATTGATGAGATTGCTCCTGTTGTGTTTTCAAACGAACGCATCGTATCGTATAACGCTAGCCGGATTCTCAACTGCTCTAACCTAGTTCCAGTTGATCCTGACTCTGACGGTGACCCATCGAAGTGGCCGTTCCTTCATCAATGGTTGAATCAGCTATTTGTGAATAGCTCAAAGAACTCAGCCTTAGATTACTTTTACTCTTGGATGCAGCGTTTCTACACTGCGGTTTTGGATAGGGTTCCTTTACAGGGACAAGCTTTGCTGCTGGTCGGGCCGACAGGTCGCGGCAAGTCGCTACTGTCGAACAAAATTATCAGCGGACTCGTGGGGGGTTTCTCTGATGCGTCTGACTATTTGTCAGGTCAGACGAAGTTCAACAAAGACTTAGGTAAGGTAGCGTCTTGGGTCATTGACGATACCACCTCAGCAGCAAGCTTCCAAGACCAGAGACGTGCAACTGAACTACTCAAACGTGCGGTAGCCAATCCCAGAGTCGAGTATATGGCCAAGTATGCAGACGCTATGTCGATTCCTTGGACAGGACGAGTTATCTTGTCACTGAACATGGACGCCAACTCGCTGTCAGTGATCCCTTCTCTGGATACTAGTAATCGTGATAAGCTCATGGCCTTATTGATTGCTGACTCCTCTACAACATCATTCCCACCTAACGCCCAGCTAGAAGCTACCATCGAACAAGAACTGCCGCACTTTGGTAAGTTCCTACTCGACTGGAAGATCCCTAAAGAAGTTGAAGACGTTGGTCGGTTCGGAGTTAAGTCATACATCGAGCCTACTATTGCAGATGCCGCTTATGATAACAGCAGCCGCAGTTCGATAGCAGAGTTGGTCGAGTTCTTCGCCAAGCGTTGCCGAGAAGTTTATCCTGACTTGGACCTATGGAGCGGGACTCTTACGGAGTTTCAGGTGGCGTTACATGAGTTGAACAATGGACGTGACGTAGGTTCTTCCCGTAATCTAGAGTTCTGTCGAAGAGGGATGATAACTCTTGAAGAAGCAAGTCGGGTCAATAACAAGATCCGCCCTGTTATTTCTCAAGGACAAGGCGGCGGTAAATTGTGGAGCATTGACCTGAGTGAGATTTACGATATAGGTTATACAGCGGATGACAAACGAAGATCTTCAGATCAGGAGGCAGGAACTTTGCGGTGAGTTCTGGATGGAACTTCGGCAAATTCTCGAACAAATCGGAGGAGATCCATCAGTCGTTGACGCCTACATGGACGCCCCCCTCAGTGAGTTTGTAGATTTCGTAGCTCCCAATGGTATAAGACCCGTCTATAAAAAGACGGGCCACATCCACCACAACTGCCTACCGCCGGATGAGGAGTGACTCGAACGCATCAGGCCGACGAGTCCTCTTTATTTCGATGTTATAGCCATCAGCCTTGAATCGAAACCCGCCTGCGTCCCTCTCGCCCTTCTTACTGAACCGTTTCTTGTGGATAATGGACTTCTTAGGCGACCACCCGCAGAGCCACACCTTACGAAGGTTCTCGTGGACCCTCATGAAGAAGTATACGTCAGCTTCAAACTTACTGAACTTCGTCTTCACAACTGAGGCGTTGTAGTTAAGCATCGGCCTCGATGTGCATTTCTTAGCCTTAACGTCAACCGTCAGACCTTTGTATTCGTAGTCGTGAGTGAACGAATTATTGCCCACGTAGTCGAACTGCTTGAAAGTATTCTCAAATGCTACCTCACCAAGAAAGCCCGTCATGTTACCCTTACCGTTGGTAAAAGAAGTTCTGAGACTACCTAGAGCTTCAGATCTTTTAAACGCTTCGGCAACGTCATCAGGCGTTGGTTTGTAGATTATGAAACGACTCAAAATTTACCTTTTCTACGGCGTATATTCTTCAGAATCTTAGCCGTTTTTCTATGCTTCGCGGTCTTCTCCGCGATACTTTTAGGTTGCTTAACGTATTGTTTACCAGCCTTCATCCCCTCTCTTTTCTTCTGACTAGTGCGCGAATACTCTTCATCAGTCAAAGCTTCACGCGCAGCCTTCGGCAAATACCGCTCACCTGTCTCCAAAGACGGCTTACCGGATTTGGTTCCCCATTTCTCTCGTGTCCAGTTGTCGAGAGATCTCTGTGACCTACGTTTTGGCATCAGTATCTAGACTTAGGAGTAGCCCGTTTACGAATTATTTTATTAACCTTCTTCTTAGTAGAAGACTTAGTTGATGGCTTTGTGTGTCCGTATCCTTTTTTCTTCATAGCTAAATGTTGTTCGTAGGTGTTCGCTTTATAGCCCTTACCGGACTTATCATACATCATGTGTGGTTTAAAATTTTTCATTAGTCTCTGTATCCTCCTCCTGCTTTCTTGTATCGTGCTGCTAGTAGCTGCGCTTTGCGGGCTGACCACTGGCCAGCTTTACCGCCTTTTGTTCCTGCTTTGATTGAGTTAAACAAACGCTTCCGCATTGTAGGCTTCGTGTAGTTGCCTGCCTCGTTGACTCTTGATTTCTTTTTCATTTTAAGCGTTTAAGGATTCGTTCGTAAGCTGGAAAGAAAACCTCATCGATGCATCTGATACAGGCTTCTTCCTGAAAGCTCTCGCAGAACGAGATACCTGAGATATGGAAAGCGGCGTGTAACATTTCATGACGTAAGGTCGGTATGATTTGATTTTCTGGTAGTTTCTTATGTAACTGGATTATTCGTTTTTCGTGTAAGTATTGTCCGTAGCAATCATCTAGCTCAGTCCTGTGGATCTTGATTCGCTGACCAGCGATCATGACTGACTTTAGTGTTTTCACTTCTTAGATCTGTTTCTTGATTTACTGAGTAATCTTAAATTTTTACGCGAGTTGTTTTTCGGATTTCCGTCTTTGTGGTCAACGTCCTTACCTTTGACCCGCTTGCCTAAAAGCTTCTTCATCTTACGACGTGCGCCATTACGGCTAGCCCGATTCTTTTTCTGTTCCGGTTTACCTTGGTAGTTGTCGTATTCTTTTCGGTAGTTTCTCATGCGTTGTTAAAGTATTCGACAATCGCTTGTGCGTATACGTCGGCTAGTAGTGAGTGCTTTGCGTCAAAGAGAACCCATTCCTTCGGGGAACTCCCGAAGAAAGGCTCACATATCACGGCGGGTGGCGAGACGCCCCGCAAGAACCCAGCCCCTCGACCATCCGGCTCAATCGCTTTTACGCCTCTGTCCTTCTGCACTTTAAAGGTTTCAGAATGTGCCTTACAGAAGCAGTCAGCTAAACGCCGTCCGTTATTACTTGTATGGTAGTAGAGGTATTCGTAGCCCTCTGCTTCGGAGCTTGAGTAGCTGTTGAAGTGAAGCTCAATCGCTATATCACACTTCTCCTTCGCAACACTCTGGCCTAACCAGTCCATCGCACGGCTGTAGCTCTCTGACGGGTAGTCGTCAAAGACAACTGATTGAACGCCTTGGTGGCGTAGGTGGTTCTGCAACAGGTCTGCGACCTTCTTGTTGTAAGTCCACTCGTCCACACCGCCGACAGAGCTTGCGCCTTTGTCGCCTATCCGGCTGTGGCCAACACAAATAGCGACCTTCTTGAGCTTCTTAACCTTCTTGCGCTTGGCAGCTTTAGCCGCTTTGTAGGCGGCTATCAGTTCTAGAATCTTGTCGAGTATTTGGCTTGGCTTCATTTCGCGATAATAATAGCGCGGCGGTAGCTGTAGTCACTGTGAAACTTCTGGCCACTGCCTACGAAGATGCCTTCCTTAAACCGATACTCAGCACCTTCAATTAAGGTCACTGTTGGTGGATCGTAGAGCGCACTTCTGTTCAAAGCGGAGGCGTCGCGATAGCCTCTCGATACGCAGCTTGGCAGCAGGAGAGCCGTCAGCAGCGAGATCGTCGATTTCATCTTCCAGTTCATAAATGTATCTTCTTCTTTTCCAGTTAAGGGTAGCTACGTATGCTTTAATTAGCTCAGTGAGTAGCTTAATCATTTTCTAAAGGTCGTCTGTAGTAATAGCCGTCTTTGCCTTTATAAATCTCAGAATGATCTTTTTCACCAGCTAGCGTCTTACCTATAGTCCCATGCGTCATCCCCTTTAAGAGCATATTCGTGTCAGGATCAAAACTAGCTTGGTGCTTAACCCAGTCCTTTTCTTTAGGATGCCATACCCAAGCTTCGTGCGCGTATCCGTATTTTTCCTCCGGTTGCGCTACCGTGATCTCTTGTGTTGGGTCGTCAGGTATCGGTGGTTTAGGTATGATTAAAGGATACTTCTTTTTAAGCTCCGCCCCGCGTTCCTCAAAATACCTACCGGATTCAGGATTCCACTTAGTGGCCGCTTTTTTAGCGGCAGTTTTAGCAGCAGCTTTAGCGGCAGCCTCTACGCTTTCTGTAAATGAGTCGGGCATACCTAATCACTTATCCTTAGCCTTGAACACATTAAGCGCGAGCCAGTCAACGATCTTATATGCCTT